AAGAGTCAGAGTCATCATAAAATGCATTAAATACAGCAACAAAGCGTGCATCCTGTGGAACCCCTCCAACTAGATCGGCTATAAACAAAGCGTACAACTCCGAACCGAAAAGCTCTTGAAGTATCTCAAGTTCTGCCGTGTCGATATACGGTTCAAGTTCTTGCTCTGTTGCTGAACTTTGAGAGATTAAAATCTCACCGTTTGTAAAATCGCTTGTATTTACGAAAGTTCCCATTTATTTTGATTTACTTCTTTGACTTGTTTTTAATAGGTGCCTTTTCGGCTTTGTCTTTCTTTGGTGCTTTTTCTGCCTTCTCTTTTACTTCTTTGGCTAAACCATCCGCAATGATTCTTTTTGCTAAATGGTCTGGAATGTCTTTTATTTGACCTTTAATTAATCCAGATTCGTGATCTTTTATTATTTCGATTTTCATAATAGTAAAGTAGTTTAAAAAAGTGAGGGATTTTTAATTCCCTCACTAATGGTATTAATTACGCGTTAAGCGCTGTTTGTGCTGCTGTGATAGATGCAATATGTAAGAATGCTCCAGAGTGAGCCGTTCTTATTACTAATTGCTTTCTAACTGTAACTTTCAAACGTTGTACATCTTCAATCCAATCTGTACCGTGTTGAGTGGCCACGTCTAAAGTAGTCGTTCCTGCTCCCCACATTGTACCGAAAGTAAAGTCTCCGATGTATGCTTGATTTTGAGGCACTAATTGAGATTCGATGATTCTAACACCTTTAACACTCATCCCGTCAACGCTCAACCAGGATGGCATGATATAATTGTTATCAGCATCTTTAGTTAATCTCATTAACTCCGCGTCTGTTGGGTTCATTACAATCGCATTTGGTACAAATACGCTGTTTTGTCCTGCGTTTGCAATTTGAACTAAACCCGTAGAAATCACATCATAAATTGAAGCCGCCGTACCAAACAAGCCAGTAAAAGCACCCGCCGCCCAATTTGGGGCAACTAAATCAACACCGCTAAAGTTTTGACCTGTTCCGTCACCAAGTAACGCCTGCTCATCAAGTTGTAACTCAACGTTTTTAAGAGAGAAATTTCTAATCTCAGCAGATATAAAAGATACATCCTCAAGTGCTTCTCTAGACACTCTCATTGAGTCGCCGATTTTTCTCAAAGGAAGTAATATCTCTTCCCATGTAATCGCACTTTCTGGTATAACTGCACTTTCAGCTACTGGTGCCGCGTTGTCTGTTTGACTCGCTTCTTGCCAGTATCTAATCACTCCGTTTGAGTCTGGACCCATTGTAGCTTGATTAAACAAGTCAGAAACCGCCGTCGACCTTCTCGGAATGTGTCCTAGTCCTGGAACGTCCGTAGCCATTGTATTGTTAGCCACTGACGCTCTAGTTACCTCCGTTTTTAAATTCATCGAAAAGCCGTTACTCTTTTCATTTAAAAAGTTAGATATTGAGTCTTTAGACTTGCTCCAAACAGCGTTTAATTCACCGTCGAATCCTTTAGGGGCTGCGCTTGCAGATTGTGACTTTCTAAGCTCTGACAAAGTTTTACCTTGCTCCTCCATTGCGTTTTGCAATTGCTCGACGTGCTTTTCCTTAAGCTCTCCGAACTGTTCTTTTAACGCTTCAATTGCTTCTGTTCCTACTTTCTCAGACATTTGAGACTCTAGAGAGGCCATTTTCGCGCCGTTACTTGCAACCATATAGGCCGCTTTTTCTTCGATAGGTAGATTCTCAGCCGTGTTTTTATCTAGCTCTTTGAATTTACCCTCTTTTAACCAAATTTGTTCCATTTTATTATGAATTTAAGATTGTATTTAAAAATATGTGTTGTTCGTTCTCACGCTTTAACCGTTCGGCTTCGAGAGTGTCCGAGGACGGCGCGCGAAGTGATTTAATTAAATTACCTAATTGATCGTAAGATTTTTGTAACTCCGCCCCTCTCTCGTCCGAGATAGTCGACTTTGTTAATATGTTTTCGAGGTTTTTAAATAAGGTCTCGACGTCCTCAAGGCTTTTAATTCCTGTCGTTGGCGTGTTGCTATTGGCACCCCAAGCCGTAAGACTTGACACCTCCCAGAGTTTAACCTCCGAAATAATATTCGCCCCTCGTTCTTTGTTGTAATTCTCTCTAATCGTTTGAAATCCGTGAGAGTGTTCAGTGATAATTCCCTCTTTATATTCGATTAAAGTGTCTTGCCCTAATGTAGATTTAGACATTTGAGAAACTGCAAACGCTCCTTTTTCGTCTTCGCCTAATTCTAAAATTCTACCAACTGCGAGGTGTGGATCGTGGTTTTTAAAGTGCTTAATTCTGGATAGGTTTTCATTTATAGACTTTTTAAAAGAACCTTTTTCCATTATATCGCCGTCGCTGTCTTTATTTCCAAACGACGAAAAATAAAATTCTACAATACCTTTGCTTTCTTCGATTCCTTTTATTTCAAGGCCGCAACTTTTAACGCTTTTATTCATTACTATTTTGGTTTGTGTTTAACAAAGATACAAATTTCTTAGCCTCATCTATTGGCAACCCGTGAGCGTGTGCTATTATATTGGCCGCCGCGTCTGGAGAAAGTCCTTGTTTTGTTTGGGCTACTACTTTAATAATACTGTTTGTGATTTTTTCGGACCTTGCCGCCTTTTTGTCCTCGTCCTCTTGTAATGCTCCGATGTGTTGCAAGTCTTGGACGACTGTATAGTTTTTATTATCTCGCTCGGACCAATCTTTTACTACTGTTGAATTATACTTTGATAGTACTCGCCTGTCTAATGGCAAAACAGAGTTTTCATAAAACGACTTTAACGCGGCTTTCTGGTTGGCGTGTGTCTTGTTCGCAGGATCATTAAACAACTCAGAGGGGGCGCCGTAAACATTACAGAGCGTTCGTAAATTCTGTATAGCCGTTTTTAAGATCTCTAAATCGCTCGAAGACATGCCCAATTGAAGAAATTTTCCTTTTCCCGAACCCGCCAACACTTTGTTGAACTTTCCAGAGCCTCCGATCTCTTTGTCTAAAAGTGCTTGTCTTGACTGCAACTCTTCGGCTGTGAGCGGGAACTCCCCCTCGTTGGTGTAGATTCCTGCAATACCTCGATTTGTAATCATTGCCGCCTGTGCTTCGGCTCTTTGGTTGTCACCATGTAAAGCAAGCCAAGCCGCCGCAAGTGGTGACAAGCCGCGAAGAGACTCGACGCCTCTCGTTGTTGGGTTTACATACTTCAAGTGAATTAACTCGTCTACAGAAAAAGACTCTTTTTGTCGTCCTAATTCAAACATGTACCCCGAAACGGTCAACGGGTTTGACTGTGTGCTTAGTACCTCAATTAATTGGCTCGGCCACGTCTTTAACTCGCTTATTCCAAAACCTACAGACTCCACAGGCTGCCAGAATAGATCGCCAGTTGTTAGCATGTAAGTGAATGATTCCTCTTTAAAATCCTTTTGCGTTTGCTCTGGGTTTGGTTGCATAACGAAATCAAAGAAACGCCCGTCTTTTACGTCCTCAAGTGTTCCGTCTTTTTTCACCTCTTTAGGTAGCCAAGGCACGTCCGAACCCGTCTCGCTTATTTTCCTAATAATGGAATACGCTTGAGCGTTTCGCTCGAATCCCTCCGTTATGAGTTTATTATCTGACTGTTGGCCCGCCGAATTGCCACCGCTTAAAATAGTGAGGTTGCCGTCTGCTAGGTTTCTATGCTGTGAGCCTGTGAGACTAAAAACGTCCGAATGCTTGAACCCTGTTAAAAGATTGAACGCTTTTTCTTGTAGCCAATTACCCATCTAAAATAGTTTTGTCAAATTTACAATATTTTTTTAACCTATTTAAAGCGCCCCTCCGACGTCTCTCGAAAGCCTGTCGAATGCATACCTCAACGGGTCGATTAGGTGGTTAAATTTATCTATCGGAATCCCTGCTTTCTTGTCGTTCCAAATGTAGTTATTTAATTCTGTTTTTAAATTGGGCGAAGAACCGCAAACGATTAACTCGTAATCCATTATTTTTTTAAGCCCTGAAATTATACTCCCCGAACCTTTAACGCATGGTTGTATATTAAACCCCTTTTGTCTTAAATCGTGTATAGTTATTTTCCCCGCGCTGTCTGCTATTATTAACCCGCTTTTTTCGACTCTATCAGTCAATAGCTTTGCGATGTCGTCCGTCCCTAAGTTTTGCAAATATGCCTTTTCTTCGATGTATATTTTTTTAACCCTTTGATCGACGGCCACCTTTACAAGTCCGCAAGGGTCGGGATTAAATCCAAAGTCGAGGCCGTGGCAATATGGGAGAGACTCGTCGAAAGCTCCCTCGGTCCAATTAGGTAGAATTGCGCCCTCCGCCTTTTCCAACCAACCGCCAATATAGTTGTGATAGTATCGTT